GGGAACGTGAGCACATAGAACAGGTGCCCCTCTTCCTCATAGGTGTAGCCGACCGCATCTGACACGAGCGGGTATTGCGAAATCTGATGCTCGATCGCGCGAGTGCTGATGTCCTTGTAGCTGTACTGGTCGGTCTGGATGACGACGTTCTGGCCGCGCTCGCTTGAGCCCAGCCAGACAAGGGACGAACCCAGCCGCGCGATGGAGTGCTTCGCTGAACAGCCGATCTGCGGGGCCACGCCGGGAATGCGGCTGAACGCGAAGTTCGCGCCGCCCGCGTCGTACCAGACCTCGGACGTGCGTTCCCCGATGATCCACCACTCGCGATTGTTCGCCTTGTGCGTGACGATGTTGTCGGAGCTGGAGTCCTTCTGCGCGAAGAAGGCGCCCGGGAAGGTCAGCGCGTAGGGAGTCGGGCCCGTGGTGTAGAGCTTCTGTGTGCCGGGCTGCGTGAACAGGAACCAGCCATCGATGAAGTCCACACGATCAGCACCGAGGAACCCCGGATCTGTGATCTGCGTGAGAGTGCTCGTGGTGATGCTGTAGTAGTACCCATAAGGGCCGTCCACGATGCACGCAGTGGGCGTGCCACTTGCGAATCCGTTGTCGGCGATGCTCACCGGGCCACTATTCGTCAGCAGATTGCCGATGAAGAACTTCGCGAACTGCGCGATGCTCGTCTGCGTAGCGGGCACCGTCATGCGCGTGAGGATCACGGTGGTCCCCACCACCCACAGAGCATCAACGCCGCCGGGCAGCACCCAGCATCCCCGGACACCGCCCGTGTTTGGAATGGCGATGCCACTGGTGGTGATGCTGAAGTCGAACGTGACATTGAGGCCCGGCGCGCCGAGGAGCGCGGTTGGCGTCTTGCTCTTTTCGTCCTGCGAGACCTCAACGAACCAGTTGATCGCCTTCTGCGAGTCCTGATACGGATCAGGCGCGTCATACGCCTGCCCAACGAATCCGATGTCGCCGCCCTCGTAGCTCACCGGAACCCCCCGTTGAGGATCCAGCCGGCGTCATAGCGTGGCCCCACGAGGATGCCGTCGTAGTTACTGACCTGGGCCGGGACCGCATTGAGCGATTTGACGTGCGTTTGCGCCGTCTTCCAGTTGGCCTCCATGGTCTGCGTCCATGCCTTGCCGTACTCAGGCGCAAGCTCTTTCGCCAGAGCCCACTTGATCCAGCGCACATACCCCTGCGGCACAGAGGCCTGCTGCGTAAGCGTGGCAAAGTTCGTGAGGATGTTGTCCGAGAAAAGGTGCAGTTGCCCTGCGCCTGACGGGTTCTGATAGAAATACAGGTTCCCGAGCGGATACGTTGGGTTGTACCACATGGCAATCGGCCACGGCGCGCTGATGCCCTTGTAGCCGATCGCGTTGTATTGCTTCTGATCGACCGATTGAATGGGATAGTCGAGCCCGCTCGTTCCGGCCGTTGTGATGCGTGTGAAGGAGTCCGTGACCCGCAGCGGGCGCGGCATCTTGAAATCGCCGGGAATTGTGTAGGCGATCTGCTGCAGGCCGGGCGACAGGTTGGCCGGCGCGCTCATGGTGATCGTTCCGGCGCCTGGATTGGTCGAAAGCACCGTGGTGCCGGCGGGAATGCCGGTCCCAGTCAGGTCCGCTCGAGCGATCATGTCCGCGGGCACTGTTGCGCCCGTGATTGTTGCTGACAGGTTCGTCACGATGCCGGGGAATGAACCGGCCGCGTAATTGCCAACCGTGTATTGATACTGCCCCGGAACGAAGGTGAGTAGCGTCTCGGTGGAAGCCGGCACGCTCGACTGATCCGTGCTCCAGGAGTCCAAGAGCTCGTTCAGCGTATCGAGCGCATCCTGCGCGTCGTCATTCGCAAGCGTTTCCCCAGGCGCATAGGCGTTGATCCGCTTGAGGGCACCTAGGATTAGGTCGTTTGCGGTAACGGCCACGACTACTCGTAGAACACGCTGATGATGCCGGCGCCCGCGGCAACGGCGGTGTTATCGCTGTCGGCCGCGAGATTCGTCACGGCAAGATAGAGCTCGCCCGCCTTGCTCACGCCGTCAGGCCACGACTGCAGCACGTTGCCGGTAGTGGTACCGAGGGCCGGAAGCTCGATCGTGATATCGGGCACGGTTGTGCCAACCGTTGGCGCTGCAGCGGCGGCCTGCGTTGGATTGAACCAGTAGAACTTCAGGAAGATCGCAGCGGCTGTGGTATTCAGCGCGGCGATTCCCTTCAAAGTCGCCTGCCCCTCCTTCAGTTTCGTAAGGTTGGTGGTGTTCGCCGTCGTGAGCTTGCGGATGCCTGCTGCCATGGCATCACGCGATTGCCGTGGGGATCGAGGCCTGCGAGTCGTACGCCGCGCGATCAACCTGAATCAGATACGTCTCGGCCGCCGGGCCGATCGCGCCGCCCGAGGCGTTCATGTACGTAAGCGCGAGGGTGTCGTTTGCGCTGACGCGTGCCGCCACGATCGCGAGACCTGTCTGGGCCGATGGCTTCGTGACGCCTGTGACCACATCGATACCGGCGCGAAGGCCAGGGACGGTGATCGTGCGCTCGACGGACGTATTCGCGCCGACATTCGTGGTCACAGTGTTGGCGACCTGAAGAATGAAGGAACCTGCGACGTTCCCGAAAGAAAGATTGGATGGACCGGGCATGGGAAACTCCTGAAAGATGCCCCGGCTCACAACCGGGGCAATGAGTGGCGTTACACCACGCTGGTTGGCGCGAACGAGTAGGTCGTGCTACCGGGCGGACGCGTGCTCTGGTTGAAGCGCGCTACCGTCAGCAGGTAGAGACCCGTGAGCGGGACCACCGCGCCCGCGGTCGGGTTGACAAACTCCAGGAAGAACTTGTCATCGATCGCGGGATCGACGCGGGCATTGGCCACGACGACGCCGGTCGTCATGCCGGGAGGGTTGACGCCAATGATGACGTCGCCCGCCTTGATGCCGGTGGCGGCGGTGACCTGCGAGACGCCGTTCAGACCGAAGGACTGCTCGGCCGTGGTGATAGTCGCCACCGACAACGGGGTGAGGTTCACCGCGATCGTCTGGATGGTGACTTCTGGGCTGTAAGGGCTCTGCGTGTTGACCGTGGTGATCGTGGCAGGACCCGGATTCACTGAAGGCATGTTCGTTGCTCCTTAACCGGCCACGCGGACGGCCATGTTGCGATACAGGCCAGCCCAGCCGTACAGAACGTCACAGCGGGTCGGCATCGCGTCGTTGTTGATGGTGTAGGCCGTGACCATGCGCATCGAGAGGCCGATGTCAGAGTCATTCGCGCGGGCCGCGCTCTCCACGCCTCTGGGCAGCGGAAGATCCGCCGACGCAAGAGCGAAGGCCGTCTTGTGATAGACGATGCCCTGCGGGGTCACCTTGTTCGCGTTCACGCCAGCCGCGGCACCGTTGACCGTGATGGCAGACGTCGCCGTGAAGGCCGCAGTCGTCACCGCGTTCTGGAACTGACCGCCGGTGATGCAGCACTCGCCGATGAGGATCGACAACGCGCCTGCGCCGCTCGAGGTGTACACACCCGTTGCAGCGTTGAACGTGCCGCTCGTAAGCGTTGCCGCCGCGAACGACGGGCCAGGGGTTGCCGAGCCGATCGGATTCGGCACGTAGCCGCCAGGGGGCAGCACAACGAACTGCTTGAGGCTGTTGCCGTACTGCGTGCGGCTCTGCGGGTTGGCCGGGAATACACCCGCGATCTGGATGATGTCGCCGACCTTCACGACGCCCGTGCTGTTGGTCCAGCCGTTCGTCTGAATGAAGCCGGAGTTCGCCCAGCCGGACGTGAGGAACGCACCGCCCGTGTTCGCGGTGAGCAGTGGTGTGCCGCCCTGCGCGCCCGTGGTGAACGCCACGACGTTCTGATCGCGATACCAGTCGAGGCCCGCGAAGTTCTTCGCGATGAAGCCACGGCGCACGTACTCGCCGATCTGCGCCTGGGGGTTGAAGAGACCCTTGATGCCGTCCACAGCCGCCGCGGCCGAGAGCGGATCCAGCACGCAGCGACGGTTCTCATCCGCCGGACAGGCTTCCATGTCCAGGATCGCATTCGCCTGCGCAAACGTGAGGAAGGACGCCGGCGCAACAGCCGGGGTTCCCACGCTCTGCGCAGTCAACTGCAACGCCGCGAACAGGCCGTCCGAGTCGATGCGGTTCGCAACCGTCTGGATCATCGGATTCAGCACGCGCGTCTTGAACAGGTCCATCGACAGCAGAAGGTCCGCGGTCGTGAACTGCACATCGACGTGGAACTGGTTGTTGAGCGAGACCGGCAGGAAGGTCTCGTTCGTATCCTCGACGTTCAGCGGCGGCCCGAACGTGCCGAGGTAGCGGGGCGGACGACGGATGTTGATCGTCGCACCGATTTTGGCTTCCTTGATGGCGAACTCGTCGGAGTATTTCTTCTCCACGCCATCGGCGAAAACCAGCATGTTGTCGAGGACGAGCAACCCCGTGTTGACGATGTAGCTCGTATTCAGCAGATTGTTACTCAAGGCAGTAGCTC